TTTCTAGTAGAAATTACTTTAATATTTTCATTAATAGAGATTACCTCTACAGATGCTAGTACTAATGCTACAATTTTGGTGAGCATAAATGGTACACTGAAGAATGTAAGTATGATGTCATTAAGTATGAATTGGTCTATTAAAAAGAACATAATCACAGTAATTTCATACAGTGCTAGCTTGCTTATAATAGATGAGAGCTTTCTGCTAGTTATTTTCTCTTTTAATTTATGAGCTTTTTTTATGCCTGTGATAGTATCAATGACTATCAATACTCCAATCATTATAAGGATGCCACTTATTGGTAAAAAGAATGCAAAGCATATAGAGATAAGTGTCAAAAGTTTTGATTGAATTGATATTAGTAATAGTGATAGTTGTGCTTTCATTGTTCTCCCTCCCATTGTAATGCTAGAATAAAACTTAGATATCCTATCACTGTAGCTCCTGCTAACTTAAGATATATAGCAGGCTCACATAGTAATGCTATGCCTGTTAAGTATCCTGCACTGAATACTATAATTGATAAGACTCCTGAGTGCTTCATATTATTAAGATTGAATTGTTATAGCCATTGTTACCTGCACCTCCACATAGACCATTACATTCTAGTAAGCCATTAGATAAACAGCTACAGCCATCAATCATAGGTCTAAGGTCAGTATCTCGGTTAGTTGTACCTGTGAATATAGGATACAAAGCTCTATTTTTAAGTAGGTATCTTATTAATCTTTGCTCAAAAAACGCAGCCTTTTGTGCATAGTGTTCCATACTGAATGCTATAGTACCTCTATCTACTGCTGAGCTGTTATCTCCGAATTGAGTTTGCAATCCTTTATTCTTTAGCTGTAATGATAGACCAAATACAGCATCTTCTGCTGCTCTCCATGCTATAATAGGCTGAATAAATGTTACTAAAGTCTCTTCATCAGGATCTAATGTCTGATCATTGTACTTAGTTAGCAAGTCATTATAGAATGTAGTACCTAAGATAGGCATGATTCTTAGCTGAGCTTGAGTAGCTAGGTAAGGAGTAACATTATTTACATCTACATTGGCTGTGATGGGTGTGTTATTCTTTAAGTAGGTTTCTGTTATAAAGTATAGCATCAGATTGTTGGTGTTGGTGTATCATTCAATGGAGGTAAAGATGCTAAGGCTCTAATTTCATTCTTAGACATATTCTCTAGTACTTTAGCAGCTACTGCAGGATTCAATGTATTAAGTGCATCATTAGTCTTAGAGGTATCTCCCTCAAGTTCTACTATTGCCTCGTTTATAATTTGATAGTTATTGATAGTGAAATCTGCATCAATTTTAGCTATGAATAACAGCTCATTAAAGATGTCAGATACCTGGTCTCTCAATGGCATTACTACATTTTTCTCAAATATGATGTAAGCCTGCTTAATATCTGAGCCATTACCTAGTGAGCCTGTTGTTCTGATTCCCATAAGTATAGGATCAATGGTGTGAGAGAAACAAATCTGCTCAGTATTCAGCTGTGATGCCTCTTGAAATAGTTTATCATTACCATTGGTAGGCAGTGACTCTATCTTTGGCAGTTGGTCCTGACTATTAGCAAAGAATGCTACAGCTTTACCTGCATTAGCAGCACCTTTCAATCTATCAATAGTATTTCTTATCATGTTCTTCTCCTCTTCAGACTGAGGTCTTTTAGGAAACATCATGGCAAAGCTAGGAAAAACTGAATTTTGTATATTACTTTTAGCAAAGTATGAAAGCTCGCCACTCAAAAATGCATAATTTAAAGAAGAGGTATAAGATGGCAAAGAATAATAATCCTGACCTATGCTATCTACCTCATATACAAATAACTGCTCATAATCTCTAGAGGTAGGAGTATATCTCCTTATCTCCTGTACTCCAATCCTACTAGCCCAATCATCACAGATATAGTATCTCTTTCTATCTAAGTTTATTCTAAGTTTCTCAGGTGATAGATTGACTATCTTTGTGAGTTTCATTTTGTCATCAAAGCATAGCTTAAAATATATTCTATTGTGTAGAATAAGTTGCTGAGTTACTGCAGGTACTGCCTTTTTTATGTTTAGTTTTCTCTCTAATGTATATAGCTCTAGCTTATCCTGTGGAGTAAGTCTATCTGCTACTATATTAAATCCACCTCCTACTGCTGCATTCACTTTATACCCTACAATAGAGCCATGCAGTGGACTAGAATAGAATATTTGATTGAGTAGCTCAGGGAATAGGTTATCCTGCCCAAATGGAATATATCCATTAGTCTGATTTCTACCATTTACATAGGGTAGTGTAAGATTTGCACCTCCCACCTTTAGAAATGGAGTAGAGAATGATTGATATCCCTCTACTATTTCATGCTTTACTGTTTTAAAAAAGTCTTTTAATGCCATAATTACTCATAAATTGATGATACTATTGGTCCTGATACTACCATCCTGCCCTCTTCAATCACAAACCCTGTAGAGTTAGCAATAGTTGGAGGTGTGGTACTTGACTCATAGATGCTGTATGTATACTGTCCTTTAACTAACTCCAAATCTACAGGCTCATCTAGCTCAAACTGATTGAATCTTTCAGGATAAGCTGATAGATCAGCAGTGTAGAATGTAATAGGTGCAGACAGCTTGTCCATTTCATTCTGAAAAACAAATAAATAATAAGGAGTAGGCAGTGTACTTACCTCAGTGAGTGTAAGGATAATCTGATTGACCTCATCTTTTTTATGTATATCATATAACTATATTATACTAAGGTCAAAAAATGTTTAAAAAAAAAGCCCTAGTATTACTAGAGCTTTAATTATTAGGGTGTTGTAATTATGGATACGGTGGGAAATCAGGTGATATTACAATAGCTTCATCTATTTCATAAGCTAAATGCTCAGACTCAGCAAGTAGCGTAATAGAATATTTACTACCATCGGCGCGAGCTGTTCCTGAGCCTTCTCCGGTGGCAGTTAATTGTAGGTTTTCAAAGTACCAATACTTACCATTTGCATCTAAAACAACAGCAGCTAAATACTGCTGACCTGCTCCAAGTACATTGATAGCTTCTGACTTATCTTTATCTCTTCTATTAAACATTAGAGTGATAGTCTGAGTTACAAATGTAGAGCCATTGATTAGGTCTACTGCAGTATCTTCAGTATAGTTACCTGTGTTTCTATTGATTTCAAATGTAGCAAAAGCAGTAGATGTAATGGCACTTACTATCCATGTATTAGCATTTACTGTTGTAGATGTAACTCCATCTTGCTCATTAATCCATACCTGTCTAATACCTCCAGTATTATTGTCACAGGATTTTGTAATATTTATAAGTGTCTCGCAGCTCACGGTTATAGTTTTAAGTAAAGGGAGCTTTCACTCCCTTAGATTTATAAATTAGTTAATTATGTAGCAGAGTTGTAGAATACAATCTCAGCACCATTAACGTGAGTAAATCCTACTTTCATATTAGCACGAGTTCTGATTACAGGCTCAGCAATAGTATCAGCTAAATTTACAGCTCTTAATGCTTTACCATCTCCCTCTGCATCAAAAGCATAGATTAAATTGTCTTTCAAAGTAGCTACGATATTAGATACAGTTCCCATTCCAGGACATAATACCATCTTAATTCCTAAGTAAGAGAAATCTAATGCTTGAGTTAAGTTAGATTGAGTGTTAGATGCAGCAACAGCAGCACGATAAGATGTAGCTACAGCTGCAGATACATAGATTCGTAAGTTCTCTTGATTAGAGATTACAGCAGCAGGAATTGCAGCATAAACTAGAGCTAATTTAGCAAGTACATTAGATGGTGTAATAGCTACAGGAGATGTAATATCAATTACATTAGCTGAATCAGCTACTAATGACTTTCTATATCCATCACATAAAGCAAGTGCAGGAGTACCTGAATTAGTATCACCCTCCCAACGTAACTTCTCAATGTTCTCAGCAATAGTCTTAGACATCTCATTCCAATAGTAATCCATAAAAGATGCAACAGTGAAATCACCATTAGATCCTTTAGTCATTTGTAATGATACNAAAGACTGCTCTAAGTCAAACTGACAAATTTGAGCCATTGCAGATAGAGAACATACCTCAATCTCTACAGATGCAAGGTCATCAGTACTAGCATTGAATCCNCAATTTTCTGCCTGCAATACCTGTCCAAAGACCACATTAGAAATCTTAGTCTTAAATTTAATTCCTGGTAGTGTACGATAGTTATCTACTACTTCCTCGTTAAATAAGCTCGGCTATAAAATGCCTCACTGTTAGCTTGTAATAATGCAGTTGCATCAATGTCCAAGTCAAATTTTAATTTTCTACTCATTTTTTTTGTTTTTTATTTAGTTATTATTATTTAAAAATTTACTCACCATGCTAAACTTATCATGCTGTGATAATTTAGTAGCTTCTACTTCCACTACTTCCTCACCCTCAGTCATCATTTCCTCCATGTGATTTCTTAGATCAGCTATCATTGCTATAATAGCATTGATTTGCTCATCAATTACAGGTTGTACTATAGCCAGGATAGCTTCAGCATCAGCAGCAGGATCAATAGCCATCTCTTCTGTGGCAGGTGTCTCCTCTATTACTTCTCTTCTACTACTGTCTCTAGTGCAATCTCTTCTGTTATCTCCTCTTCAGCAGCAACAGGCACATCTTTTATCTCAGTAACTTCTCCATCAACAACGATGTAAAGTTTACCCTCGATTAGATGTTCTCCATCAGGTAACTTCATATTATATTTATTTATTTGATTACTTAGTTTTAAGCCTAAGAATCCCTCTATTGAGAATCCTATCTGCTCATTTTTCACTAGCTCATTATAGTACTCTTTATCA